AGCGAGGGGTTATGGGGACAGCTGTCCCCAAGCGAGGGGTTATGGGGACAGCTGTCCCCAAGCGAGGGGTTATGGGGACAGCTGTCCCCAAGCGAGGGGCTCCGACGAACGTTCGTCCCCCAAGCTGTCCCCAAAAAATGATAAAAAAATATTTATTATTTATTCACAGTCGAACTCTAACTAAAACATGAGTAAAGTGCGTATTAAGCTCAAGATGACACATCCTCCGGTTATAGCCTCTGAGGCTACAAAGAGTCCTCTAAGTCCTCTAAGTCCTCTAAGTCCTCTAAGTCCTCTAAGTCCTCAAAGTCTTATTGATTTGAGAACATTAAATTTAAATAATAATGATCATCTTGTGGATATTTTAGATAAACTTGTAAAACATATAAGTAGTATTCCTGATTCTAAAAACACATTTCGAGTTAAACAGTTTAAGAAAGCGATTGATTCAATTCAGTCATGTCCTGTCAAAATTCAAAGTGGCATATGGGCAAAGAAGAATCTTGACGGGGTCGGAGATGGAGTTGCTAAGCGTATTGATGAAATTCTTAAAACAGGTACATTAAGCGAGCTTAGTATTGAGCTTGATCCAGCAACAGTTGCAATGAATAATCTAATGACAGTGCATGGTATTGGTACTCAAATGGCAAAACAGCTTTATGCACAAGGTATTACAACAGTTCAAATGCTTATTGATAGAAAGGATATTAGTGAAAGTATGCATCATGATGTACGTGTCGGACTTAAGTGGTATAATGATCTAAATAAGAAAATCCCATACGACGAGGTAGCAATGATAAACACTAAAATCATGCAAGTATTATCATCATTACCAAAATTCAGTAATCTGCGTGTTACTGTATGTGGCTCTCATAGACGAAAGAAGGCATTTTCTGGTGATATTGATGTGTTAATGACTGAATTGCCTCCTGTTAAAGGTATTGAATTGACCGAGATAGTTAAAGTGCTAACTGAAGGTGGTATCATAGTTGATCATTTAACATCAGATGGTAAGAAAAAATTTATGGGTGTATGTTCAATAAATGGCACTGGGCGTCGTATAGATATTCGCCTTGTTAATCATGACGCATATGCTCCAGCATTGTTATACTTTACTGGATCAATGTGGGTAAACAAGCAGATGCGTATTATTGCAATGCAAAGAGGGCTTAAGCTAAATGAATATGCGCTTTTGAGAGGTGATTTGCCATTGCCTGTTTCTAGCGAGGAAGATATATTTAAGCTTCTTGGCATTGTCTATTTAACTCCAGAAGAACGAGAGATTTAGTTGGGGGGGGAGACAGCTTGGAGGACAGCTGTCCTCGGAGCCCCTCGCTTAGTATGTTTTTGTAATATATCTATATTTGTTACTTTGTTATGAATATCTTGAATAAAAATTATATATAAGCATTGGTATAAGTATCGTTTAAACTTTGTTTAAAGAAAGAGAAAAAAGAACAAAAAAAATAAATTAAATCATTACACAAAAGTAATATTTTTAATACTATATAAATGACTACACTAAGTTTAAAACAATATGAATGTCTTAATAAGATATTTTCTGATAATAATGTATGTGTGTCTCATGGAATAGATCATGCAAGAATCGTCATGGAAAATACTTTAAATTGTTGTTTGGCACGGGAAAAAGGATCTCTTTCTTTAGAAGAGATTGGAAATATTTGTATGGCTGGATTTCTACATGATGCAGATGATAGAAAATTCTTTCCAAATAATAAGAATTATGAAAATGCTCGTAAAGTTCTTGCTGTCCCCTGTGGATCTCTTGCCGAGGAACATGCCGAGGAAAAAATCATTAAGATGATTAGTATTGTATCTGCTTCAACAAATAAAGATACACATGATGAAACTCTTGATGAGAGTTATTATTATCCAAGGTATGCTGATAGATTGGAATCTATTGGATATGGAGGAATAGAACGATGTTTCAAATATACAAAAACTACTGGAACCTTATTATATGTTCCAAATAGTACAAAGTTGTGTTTTACGAAAGACGAAATATATAAGGAAATGACAGGGAGATATAATAATTATTCAGGTCACAGCAATTCAATGATTGATCATTATTATGATAAACTTCTTCATATCTGCACATTACCAGATTGGATTCATAATGAATATCTCATTAGTGAATTTGAAAAACGTAGAGATGCTATGTTTGAATTTATAATGTATTTTAGTCAAGTAGTTTCTTCTTCTGGGACATTTACTGACAATGATGTTATTAATTTTTTGTCAAAAGTATATAAACAATAATTGCAATATACAATATACATTACAGAGAGTATCAAAATATGACAAATCTTTCTTATGAACTAACACTTGTTAATAAAGATGTACAAAAAGTGCAACTTCCGGATCTTAGATTTAAAAAGGAATTTCTTGTTGGATTTACTTTTGAAACTTTATGTAATGTCAAGTCATTTAACATCAAAATTGAAGGAAAATCACCTATTTTTAGTTGTGATGAATCATTATTAACAGTGACAAATGAATTTTCACTCAGATATAATCTTTTAAATATTTTTGATTCAAAAAATATTACAGTTTCTGTTTTCAATTCTTCTAATGATAATATGAAGAAGCCGTTGCCAATTCGTCTTAATTTTATATATGAACAAGTAGATGAGAGGATTGTTTATAGTAATACATATTTTTCATTTACAAAAGAAGATATAAATACATTTACTAACGATTTAAAAATGTATTCTGGAAGAGCAACAAGATTTGTTATTACTAAATGCAATAAGATAATATTTAAGACACAATTCACTGCTGTCACGCAAAGTGCTCAAGGTGCTCAAGGTGCTCAAGGTGCTCAAAGCGATCCGATAGTTGAATCTTATGAGTTTGAAGGTGAACAGCAGGTAGAATTTGATATTCCTGATTTTTTTACAGAGAATATTGATTATTATAATATTCAGGTTTTCCCATCAGATAAAGATAATGTCAGGGTTGGTCTTATTGTTTATGGATATTAATGCTAAATACTCTCATACTTGTTATTATTACTTTGTGATAAAGAAATCTCTAAAATAGTCAACAAGGATCCATATCCTCCAATTTTGATATGGATCACTTTGAGAATTACTACTTAGAGTAGAAGACTTATTTAGAGTAGAAGGCAGAAAAGGATTATTAGCATTACTATTACTAGCATTATTAGCATTCTTAATAGGAACACTTAAACCACCAGATTGTTGAATGTTCTTTTCAGAGGAATAAATTTCTGGATATGGTGAGCTATTTAAGGGCTTTTTAGTTTCAGAATTCATATAGGCAAGTTTGTATATATAGAAACTTATTATAATTAATAAAATATACTTAATTACTTGACCACTCTATTATATTATGAATTCTACTGCGACTCCAGTAATTAATATTATTGTAAGAACAAGTGGGCGTCCTAATTATTTTGCAAGATGTATAGATTCTATAAGAGATCAAACATATACACATTGGATAACTCACGTTGTTACAGATGATGAGCAAGATTGTGCGGATTATGTTGAAATGTATGATGGTATTAAGAATGTTCAAATTTATATATATGAAAAACCAGAGAGAAGAGTAAAAGGTTCATATCCATATCATGCATATTTAAACATTACAATAACAGACGATATTAAAAATGGATGGATCATAGTGTTAGACGATGATTTTAAATTTTCAACAGAAGATAGTTTACAAACTATTGTAAATGAGATCAAAAAGAATACTGATAATTATTTTTATATGTGGACATGTAAAGTCGGAGAAGAAAAATATCCTCGCATACCTATCGGGAATTATCTTTATACAAAGAGTAAGTTAAAAACAGATAAACAGCAAAATGAACTAAAACCACCACCAAATGGCGAAATATTAATGTGTGGTATATGTTTTAATCATTCTACGAATTTAAATTTTACAACTCAAAAAAATTATGCAGATAATGTGCTAGAGCAACTTTACAAAGTATCAAGACCAAAATATATTGATGCTGTTTTGACAGAATCTGAATCTTTTGGAAATGGACTCAAGAATGATCTTGAATCTTATTCAAGTCAACATACAAATTCAAATGCTGACGCTGAGGCTGATGACGATATCAATGATGCTGATGCCGATATCAATGATGCTAATGATGCTGATGCTGATGCTGATGCTGATGCTGATGCTGATGCTGATGCTGAGGAGGATGCTGAGGAGAATGATGATTATGAAGTGGCAGTCGTTAATAATAATTTTAGTTTGAATTCTAAAATTACTGATCGACAAGAACTTAAAGAAACAAAGAAAGACGAACAAAAGAAAGATGAACAAAAGAAAGACGAACAAAAGAAAGACGAACAAAAGAAAGAAGAGAACATAACTATGGGAGAAAATGTTGTCAGTCTACTATCAAATACATTATATTCACTTGTTGATGAAAATTTAGAATTGAAAGCAAATTTATTAACTTTAAAGAAAGAAATAGAATTGCTTCTTGAAAAAACAAAATCGAAAAAAACGTCTGTGAGTGATGTTGATAGCCAATGTAGCTCAAAAAGTCATAGCAAAAAAAACTCTCAAAGTCAGCAACCAAGTACTAATACTACTAATAGTACTAATAGTACTAATAGTAGTGATGTAGCAAAATTAGATGTTCATATAATCTTTCCTACAACTAAAAATTCAACCACAGCAAGAAATCGTGAAATTCTTAATGCATTCGATTTTACTGAAACAGAATTATCGAATATTACAGATGCTACATTCTTGCATGCATGTCTTGGAATCTTAAAGAAGACAACAGCAAGACGATGTCTTATACTTAATGGAGAGTCATTATTAAATAACAAATTTGCATTTATATTTGATAAATTAAATGAAGCTATCGCTATTAATGATAAAACTGTTGGACTTGTTTTATTTGGTTCAACTTCTACACCAGTTCAAGTTAATTTCGATCTTGAAACTTATCTAGCATTATATGCAGACATAACAAAGGCAAAATTAACATCAGAGGATAAAGCTAAAGCTCATTACAAGAAGTTTGGTGTAAAAGAATGTAGATATGGATCTATTGTCCTGTCACATGACAAGCGTCTTGACGGTAATTGTGGATTATACATTCATCATAAGTATTATCAAAAGATAATTGATTATCTTGAAAAAGATAAGAAGACAAGTAATTTTAATGATCTTCAAGATGTTCTAGGAAAAGATAATGTATGGTCTTGTAGCCCTGAATTAAGTATTCCAGCTTTCAAGGGCACTCAACAAAAGATTAATGAAACCAAAGCAAGAAATAATGGATGGTATTTTCATCACTACACATGATATTGAGAAGTACTGCCAAGAGCATTAGTTGTTGTTTTTTCAGACATAGTATTAATTCTTTGAACACATAATTTGACATGTTTCATAGTGAATGGTTTTCCTCTGAAACCATTTGGATATTTTTTGTTAACGTTTGTTAATATGTTAACAGACTTCTTATGTGCTGTTAGACAATTCAAATTAAATTTACTATAAACTTTGTTTACGTATTTTATTGCATCATATTCCTTCTTATTTATAACAAGGACATTATTTTGTCTCATATATCCATACGGAATACCACCTATGTGATGTCCCATTTGTCTCTTAATTTTGATAGCGTTGTTTACCTTTTCTGTAATAGATTCTGATAAATATTGACTATCGGACAATGCTTTTCTTATTATGTTCTTATTATATGAACCTTTGTAATTAATACCTTCTGTTTTAAAGTATATATCAACACCTCTATTACTCAGTGTGTCGAGCGTATCAATACCTTCCTTACTATTTCTTGATAATCTAGATACATCATAAATGTATACATATGATCCAGCACATGCATTCTTCTTTAACAATGTAAGACTTCCTAAATTTTTATTTGTTTTTGCTGATTTACCATCATCTATATAAATTCCCTCAAGTTTCAACTTCTTCTCATAACATATTTTAAGCAATTCGACACATTGGACATCAATACTTACCATTCCTTCTTGTTGCTTTGTACTTGTTCTAGCATAGATGTAAGCCATTTTATTGCCATTATCTACATTATTGGTATTATTAGTAGTATGTAATAGCAAATTATTGTAATCTTCTACCAAATTTCGGATTTTATCATTATTTTCCATAAATTTATTCTTATAAGTTCTATGAAAAGATCTGTTGTTTGTATGTCCATAACTTTTTGATTTATTGTTTTTTATTGAAATATGATTCATAAAATTCTCAATTGAGAGATAATTTTGAATAAGTTCATCTATATCTGATACGGAATTAATTGAAGAAGGTGTATTTGTATTCGTGTTATTATTAGTATTAGTGCATGAAGAGACTGATTCTACACTACTATAATAATCAACATTATTATTATTATTATTATTATTATTTGGAGTTCTAATATTAGCCATTTATATGAAAGATATTTTTTCATAAAATAATATTTTCATTTTTTGTCTTTGGGATTGATTTAGATCGATTTAGATTGATTGATTCACAGAGAGATTGTTATGATCTTCTAGTTGTTTCAGTATTTTGCTGAAAATTAGATTTAATGACGAGATATAATAGTATACATGTGAAATATCATTGAAGTTGCTCGCGATTTCCATTGTTTCATAGATCTTAGTGTAGACTGTCTTCTGTAAAAGTGGATATGCCATCACAGATATATTCTTATCTTCAAATCCATATATAACAATAACATTATGTATGTATGTGAATAAGTTATACATTAAGTATATTTTCTCGATTTGACTATTGTTAAGATTTTCAATCTTAATCAAAAGCATCATTATTGTTTTACGCTGTATACTATTGTTTGGTGATGGGAAACAAACAAGATCTACCTCAAAATTAATACATTTGACGTCATCTGTATCAGCTGATATATCATACAAAAGATCATTTGTTTCTGAATCATCAAAAATTTGTTCTGCATTAGTAGTATCATTATAGTCTTCTGTATTATTGGTATCATTAGTAGTATCATTAGTGGTATCATTAGTAGTATCATTATAGTCTTCTGTATTAGCAGTATCAGTAGTATCAGTAGTATCATTATAGTCTTCTGTAGTATCATTAGCAATAGTGTTATAGTAATCACTATCGACAGGAGATGATCTAGCCAAATTGCATATATCTTGATCTTGAATAAAATAGAGACAACTATCAGAAAAACTTCTTCTAATGTATCTCTCATATTTGTCTGTATTCTCTTCATTTTCAATTGATTCAATTGTTTCAGACTGACTTCTTTCGATATCTTCGTTATCAGCATTATCAGCATTCTCTTCGTTGTCGATAATACTATCAATTAATTTTTGAATAAATGCTATTTGTTCTGTGTATAAATTTTTAATCTTTTCTCCTATTACAATAAGATCACTATTATCACTATTATCAGTATTATCAGTATTATCAGTATTATCAGTATTATCAGTGGTGTGCCAGCTTAAATATGATTCAAGATCATTGCTTTCATTGTTTTCATTGTTACTAGTATTATACCAATTTGAATAATTCAAATACTCATCTTTATCTTCTTCAGAGTTTTCTAATAACTCCTCTTCTTCAGACTCAAGAATTTGTGAATATCTTTTTCTTAATTCATTTTCATAATAGATTAAATAATCGCGCGCGTCACTATCATTGAAAGCATTGAACGTTCTATTAATAGAAAATTCATCTCTATGTGATTCTCCATGTGATGCAAGAGAATTATAGAAAGATTCTTTGGTATCATATAAATCATTATTGTTTACATAAATATCACTTTGATAGCAATCATTATCATCATCACTTTGATCGCTCTCATAATTGTCATAATTGTCATAATTGTCATCATTTTGATCATTTTGATCATTATCGTCTTCTTCAATATTGATTATACAATAGTCAATTTGTGGAACATGTTCCATTGATGTTGTTTCATCTTTAAATTTTATCATATCAGCATTATCTATGCTTGTTGAATTATTAGCCGTTGTAGATGATGCTTCTACAGTTGATTCTTCAACAGCTTCAACAGCTTCAACAGCTTCAACAGCTTCAACAGTTGTCGCTGTGCTTGTTGTATAGATAGTATTTCCCATTTAATGAGGCTCTAAAGTGCACTATATTTATATACATACATTTTCTTTATTGTTTCTTTATTGTTTTCTTTTTGATTATTTATAGACTACTTATTACAGTTAATAATAAGATAATAAAAAAACCTGTATTAGAAATATAAAAATATGTGCACATTAATTGATAACTTCATAGGAAGTTATACAGATTTTATTGACATGTGTGATAAGATACCAGAAAAATATCAAAGTTTATACTTTCAACGACTATCATGTATCATTTATCAGATACGATATCTGACAAATGATATTAATATGTGTAAAACAAAGTTTTCACAAAATCCAGATGATATCGAAAATATTGATATTGAATTCTATAAAATTTCAGATGAAGATATAGTTAATATGCTTATTGGAACAAATTCATTTAAGGAGAATCCTCAATAAATACAAAAACATTTCTCTCTGGTACATATTCATATATACAATGAAACATTCTGTATACATTATGTCTACCTGAAATTTTTTTCGCATTAACTCTCACAAGCAAATTTTTATGATCAAATGCCATTTGTTTTGTTTTTGTATTATTATTTATAATTATTTTTATTATTTATAATATTATTTTTATTATTTATCATTATTTATCATTATTTATCATTATTTATCATTATTATTTTAAAAATGGAAAAAAATTTAAATTATATTAGTTATAAAGTATACTTTAATACTTTAATACTTTAATACTCTTACAAAAATGGTTCTTTTCTGTGATCAATGTGGTTCTCTATGTATAATCAGAGTAATTACAATGAATTCTGTAATGAAATATATGTATGTCTGTTCATATTGCTATGATGAAAATGCAGAAAGTAATTTTATGAAAGACGTATCTGAAATTAACAATGGAACTATACTTGAACTTAATCTTAGTTCATCTGTTCCTGATTTTAAAGTCACTCCAAACCTTGCAAGCGATTGTGCTCTTGAGAGACAAAGAATAAATTGTACTAAGTGTAATAAAGATACAGAACATATTAATTTTAAGTATAACCTGATGAGAAATGATATTCATATTATGTGCACAGAATGCAAAACTGTTAGTTCTCATTCCTAATTCTCAGGAAATCTAGGACATACACAACCACCATATGATGAAGATGTTCCATATTGTGAAGGACAACATCTATAATCTGCTCTATATCGTGTTATTGGGCTTTCTATTGGAACAGTTTCTCTGTTTTCATATGGTAATGGTATTCCATGTCCATAATATACACTTTGTGTTGCTGGACGATCTGTTATTGGTGTTGCATTGCCTAATAATGATTTATTTAATAATGAATTAAACGATTCAGTGAATACTTTATTATTATTATTATTGAATAATAAAAGACCAAGACATAATGCTATTGCTGATAATAATGCTATTGCTGATAATAGTTGTATTGACATAATTAGAGTATTTAGTGTATTATATAGAGATTAGTATACTAAATACACAGAAACAAAGAAGACTAAAATAATATAATCTAAAATTAATATAATCTAAAATTAATATAATCATGGAACGAAAAGACTGGAAACTTGATGATTTTAAAATATTATCTGAACTAGGTACAGGGGCATTTGGAGTAGTTAATAAAGTTAGTTTTGGTAATGATCTTTTTGCAATGAAAACAATCAAAAAGAATCCAATTGATTCAAAAGAAGATCTTAAAAATAGAACACTTAATGAAATATCAAACATTATTGAACACAAAAACATATGCAAACTATATGGTTATTTTGTTAGTCAAAATGAATTAACATATTATTTAGTATTTGAATTATGTGGACATTCGTTATATTATTATGCATATGTTTCTGAAGAAAAGGTGGCTTTTAATAAAAAAGTTAATATATTGTCACAATGTGCAGATGCAATTCGTGCATTGCATTCACAAAATATACTTCATCTAGATATTAAGCTTGAAAATTTCCTGCTGTGCGAGAGTACTGAAGAGAGTACTAAAGCAGTTAAACTAATTGATTTTGGATTTAGTCATAAAGGTGCAATTGAAGGAAAAAGTGTAAATGCACCAAAAGGTACACTTGATTATATGTCTCCTGAAATGCTTACAGACATTAAAATAATATTAACAAAAGCAACTGATTGTTGGGCATTTGGTGTATTAATATACGATTTTGTAAATGAAAGAGCTCCATTTGCTCATAAATATATTGAAGATACACGAATTAATATAAGAGAAATTAACTGGGATAAAATGATTAGTCCGTATTTATATCCGCTTCTCGAAAATATTTTTGTATTAGATGTCGCTAAAAGATGGCCGATTGATAATATTTATGAATATCTTATAGCAATTGATAGTACTCTACAACAGTCACCGTAGTATATATTTACTAACCCTAACCCTACTGAAAAATAAAAATGCTCTAGTGAAAAAGTAAAAAGTGAAAAAAGTAAAAACTATAATAAGATTATATCTAGTTAGTAAAATAAATGCCAAAGAATAACAACGACGATAGTGATGATGAAGATTATTACCCCACGACGGAAGAATTATTATTATACTTTCCAATAAACATACCTCGTCCTCCTCATTCTAGCAAGAATAATAATCCGTCTAATCAATCAACTAATCAATCATCAAATAATAATAATAATCATCCGATAGAGCCTGAACATAAGAGAAAAAAGAAACCTGTTCCAAAATCAGTTTCAGAAAAATACAAAGTAATATTCGATAAAAAATGTGAAACATTGAGTGATCTCATTGAAATCGGGAAAGCTTATAATAATTTGATTAATGAATATCCTGATGTTACACATAAAGATCTTCACATGGACGAGTATCCATTTATTTCTATATCGAAAATAGCGAAAATGGAGAAAGAATTGAACGATATCAATCAAATGATTGGAATGGAAAAGATTAAATCACAATTTGTTGCACAAATTTCATATTTGTTATCAGAATGTAAACAAGATATGTTAATGCATACTCTTATTACAGGTCCGCCGGGGCATGGTAAAACAGAAATTGCAAAATTAATTGGAAAAGCATATCATAAATCTGGAATATTAAAATCTAATGCATTTGTATGTGCTTCAAGAAAACAGTTAGTTGGTCGTTATTTAGGACAAACTGCAGGTGATACAACTTCGATGTTTGATAAAGCACGAGGAGGAGTCATATTTATTGATGAAATCTATGCTCTTGGAAGTAGTTCTTCTGAAGTTGATTCATATTCGAAAGAGGCTGTTGATACAATTAATCAACTGTTGTCAGAGAGAATGGATACTATGTGTATCATTGCTGGTTATGAGCATGAAGTTGAAGAATGTTTTTTTAAGATTAATCCGGGGCTTAGAAGTCGTTTTCCGTGGCGTTTTGATATTGAACAATATGATGGAGAGCAATTATTCTCAATATTTCAATTGTATTTGACTAAAGGTGGGTGGACTCTTGACAAAGATGCAAAAATTGTTTGTCCAGAGTTTTTTAAGGAGAATGCAAAATATTTTAAAGATGCTGGGAGAGACATTTTCTCATTATTCACAAAATGTTCAATTCAACATACATTACGGTTATTCTTAAAAGCAAGCAATAAAGTTTTTACAAATGCTGATTTAGAGAAAGGTATTACAGTGTACAAAGAACATAAAAAGATTGACGATTCAGAAGATATGAGTCGAAGTCACCATTTTAGCATGTATACATAACACGTAAAAACATTTTATAAGTGCTCTTCAGCACTTGTAAGTATTCTTCTTTGTATAATAATAATATATGCACTTAATATACACTTAATAAATATAAAGAATTATGTCATTACATGTAGTCTTATTTGGATTACTTATAATTATATTATTTTTTATCGGAATAGTTTTATTATCAGATTATAATGAGCAATTCTCTCTTACTCATGCGAATACTCATAATACGCATACGAATACTCAAAGACTAGAAAAAGGTCAGTTACGACCAATAATAAAAGCACCAAAAAGTTTCGCAATATCCGATTCATATTTATGGTGATAATACATTATTTAATGTAACTGCGTCAAATACATGCATTAATCAAGGATATAACCCAAATACGATCGAATATGATAGATGTGTAGCAAATATCTTAAATAACAATCTTGATAATTACGTTTACTAAGAAATATTGTTTTAGGAGAGTATTAGAAGAGTATTAGGATAGTGTTTTGTAATTTAAAAAATCAATTATATGATTTATCATATAATTGTCAGCATTTAAGTCTTTAGCTAAAGACTTATATTCTTGTATCTTATTATCTAATAATTTTCTACATTCTGTTTTGCCTTTTGTAAGAACTACATTATTTTTTGCTTTGTCTTTTCCTTTATCATCATAATCATCTGATATTTGAAATATGTCTCCAAAAAGAAGTCCAAGTTTCTTGTAATCACTTGCAGTATTATTAGTATTATTAGTGTCAGTATCAGCAGGAGATGCTAAATAGTAAGATAGTTGAAAAAGCACACTTGTCTTGTATTTAATTAATTTTTCTACGTCATAACTCTTATTATCAACATCCATGAATTGACCCATACATAATTCATTAAACGTTTGTGCGAATTCCTTATTATCATTGCTGTCTGGATGTGAAAATTTTGCAACTTTCTTCATTGATAATGATAATAAGTATATAGCTGTCATTTGAGCTAGTGTATTATCATATAATACATGAAGACACTTCTTGCCTCGCCTATCTTTATCACCATCCATAATATCATCAATAATTAAAGAACTAGCATGTAGATACTCAATTGCAAGGAGTTTATCAATATCAATATCAGGATTGAGAGAAAGCATAATAACTGTTCTTACACGTTTACCACCTTCCAGAGCATATAATAGCATTTTACGTAAAGACTCATTATCACATGATTCTTCATGTTGTAAATCATTTACGATAGCATTATCTATCTTCTTACGTAATATTGCATATTCTGGTGTTTCTAATTCTCTCTTTGTATCTGTTTTAACAACTCTCTTTGTCTCTCTCTTTAGACCAATCATATCAATGAATAACGTCTGTAATTCACTATTAGTATCTTCAGCACAGTCACCACTATTAGCACCGTCAGCATCTTCAGCATCTTCAGTAGTATTATGATTCATGAGTAATTTAATGTTTTTGTATAATTTGGTACAAAATAATATTATGAATACATAAATTATTATGAATCCTATAATCATAAACGACAAAATGTCAGACTGGATCAAAAATAATCCAAGTAGAAACACCATTTGAATTATTCCAAATTTATCTCCGAGTAGAGGACGAATACTATCTAACATCATACATGGTATTAAGTGCATTAACAATGACATTGCTTAATTGATTAATTGATTAATCAATAGACTATATAACTAGTAATATTATTTTTTATTCTATAAAGAACGCGTTCTTATCATAAATATGTAAATTTATAATATAAATTCTGATAATTGTAGTGGTATCGTGGGATTATCTAGTTGTTACTCATCATTAATGAATACTGATGCATCAATAAGCATAACAGTTAATAGTTCACTCGAAATAGATAATTGTTCATACAAAGGCAACATGAATGGATATTCATGTGCTGGAATGTGTGGGTCTGGAAGTTTCTTTTCAAGTGATTGCGGACCCACAACTAATTGTATAGCAAACGTTTCTTTAAACATAAAAAATTGTAAATCAAGTGGACAAATTAACAATCAGTATTGTGGAGGTATCCTTGGAAATGACTGTAATGGTTATACACACAATGGTAATTTTTCAAATAATTCTACGTTAACTATTTCTAAATGCACATCAAATTGTGATATTACTCCAAATGCTATCGACAGTGGTGGCATTATAGGAGCTAATTTTAGTTTACAATCACCTAATCTATCCATATATGGATTAATTGAGAGATGTTCTTCGACAGGTATGTTGCAGGCTTATGGGTGTGGAGGTATTGTTGGCGATAATTGTGGTAATTTTATAATAAATAATTGTTATACGACCGGAACAATATATAATAATTCAAATGGCCTTGTAGGATACAATAATATTAGTACAATTCCTCAATCATCTGTAAGCAATTCTTATGCAAGTGGTACAGTATTACAAGGAGGATTTGGTGTAGCTGGAGGTGGTCAAGCTAATTTGACAGTTACTAATTGTTATGCACAGAATCAATACTCTGGTGTAGGTGCTTTAACAGGAGTGAGCAACATTGCTCTTATTAGAGGTCATCGTGGATCTTTACAAAGAAACATATGGAAAAAAGTTAAACACTCATATCCTATTCTCTACTAATTCTCTACTAATTTTCTACTACTAATAAGGTAATCAAGGCAATTCAAGAAAATTCGATGCACCACGAACGCACCTGTTCCCATGGGAATCATCATCATTACACTTTGTAATACATTCATCAATGGTATGTCCAGAGTACCATGTCGTGTCATTGACAGTTGTCTTTGCAAGAACAAACTCTCCGCCTGCTGAGGAATGAGTTGTATAGTATGTCTCATTTCCATATATTGTACAATAAGGTTCACAATGTACTCTGTAACCAATTCGAATTTGTCGTTTATCAAAATGCCCATTATGATCCTTAGCACGATTAGTAATACCATATTTTGTCTGTGGTTTGACAAAATCCTTATAATCGTCATTCAGTTCATTGTCAGGGAAAAAAATCTCACAAAACACAATGTAATATTGATCATAACTATCACAAGATATTTCTTGCTCGTATTTGTCTTTTGTAGCGTTATAGATCAAAACGACAGTACCGTCGCACACTTCGTTATTGATTGTAATTCCATGACGAACATATAGCATCCCAATGATTTGGCTTAAATGTTCTGGCATATTTTATTCTCTTTTTATCTCTAAAAGAGGCTCTTAGGGCTTCAGTCATCAATAATCATAGATTTCGAAATTTTTGATCATTTTTCCAATAACAAAATTCAAAGGTACTTATGAAGTACTTATAGAGAACTTATAGAGCACTTATAGAGAAATTATATAATTTCTTTGATGATCAATAGAACAATTATTATCACTAAAATAAGTAGTATTTTGTATTCCTGCAATTGGTTTTGTCAATAAAAATATATTATTCATTTGTAAATTATGCCAATGTTGATCTATAGCTGAACAATAGTTTAATTTTTCTGTAGATGTTTTAAGATGTTCTGTAAGTTCTTTATCAATAATGTCACAAGATTCTTTGAAATTATCATGCAATTTCTGCATAAAACTTTTATTGACAATATAACCACTAGCTGTGGTTGTTGTTTTTATTCTTGTAAATATATTTGTATCATTATATTCGATACTATTACGTTCGATACTATTATGTTCGATACTATTATGTTCGATATTATAATAAATAATATTTTCAGCTGATAATAATATTACATCCCATTTTATTTCCTTCACATTATTTAATATATTTGTTAATTCATTATTAGATATTTTAAATATTTAAAATCATCCTCTAATATTGCAACTTTATCAAAATTATTATCAATCGCATATTTTAATGCTTTCACATGACTTAAACCACAACCTAAATGTCCACATAATGGTGTTAGAATTGAAGGTATTCTCGTTATATTATTCTCTGGAATGCCAAAATTATTTAATTCATTAGTAATATATAATTTTCTATCTTTTCTGTGATCAAGATTTAAATATAACCAATGTTGAATTAACTTTTCCATAAATATACTATAAGTATTTATATAAGTTATATAAGTATATATGTTTTATTAAAAGGTTACAAAGTACTAAAACTACTATTATTCTTTAGTATTTAGTCTTCTTTAGTATTCTTTACTATTTCTACTAACAAGGCATTTCAAGAAAATTTGATGCACCACGGACGCATCTGTTCCCATTGATGATGGCATTGCACTTTTCAATGCATTCATCAATAGTAACTCCAGAGTACCATACAGTGCCGTTGACAGTGCTCTTTGCAAGAGAAAACCCTCCATCTGCTAAGGAATGAGTTGAATAGTATGTCTCATTCTCAAATATTGTTGCACAACAAGGTTCACAATGCACTCTGTGACCAATTCGAATATGTCTCTTTGAGTATCGGCAAAATTCATCTGCATCCGCAACAGATAGATCAGTAATGCCGTATGTTGTCTGTGGCAAGACAACATGTTGATCATCGTTATACAATTCATCTTCTGGAAAACTAGTCTCACAGAACACAATGTAATAATGATCAGTACCTGTCTCATCGTAAGATACATGAATCTCTTGCTCGTATTCACCTTTTGTGACGTTATAGATCAATACAACATTGCCATTGTATGCTTCACTGATCGTGATCCCGTGGCGAGTCTTAAGCATTTCAATGAATTGCTCATATTGGCCAAGAGTAATCATTTCCTTTGTAATGAAGGTATTTTTTCCGTAAAAAATCAAATTTCGATGGAATTCCCTTTAAATCAAAATAATCTTCGCCATAGGTATTGTATATGAACTGTTATCATCAGAATATTACTGGTGATGATAGTCTCTTAAATAGTTATCAATTTTATCCTTTATACTTTTATTAATTGTTGCTCTCGCCGCTATTAAATCATACACGTGCATAGTCTCATATATCTTATAATGTAATTCAAGTGGTAAAGTTTCAAGAGACATGCTTATAAGAAAGTATATTCTATACAAATATATTGTTTTCTAATAAATTAAGTAAGTAATCTTATACAATTAAGACAATACATATGATTGCATGGATAAATGGTATATGGAACTACTTCTTCATCAGACGAAGAACATGAACTTTCATTGCTTGTATATTCACAACTGCAAATTATACATTCTCCACTTATTATATTATGAATTTTATTTATATCAACAAATTTTACTGAACATACAGGACATTTTAGCTTTTCAATAAAGTTAATCTTCTTCTTTGGAAATAATGAATATAATGAATATAAGAATTTCTGACTCCCCTTAATTTTTGAATAATACAATTTTAAAGTCTTTTTTAGATTAGAATTATAAAGTATTCTAGCTACGTTATCAGACATTGTACAATTTAGTGCATTCATATTTAATAAGTTAGGCATCTTATTTAAAGCCCATTCTATTGCAACGTCACAATTGTTTCTTATTAAGATTTTAAATAAATGATCACACAATAAATAAGGATTGTGTGCATACAGTATTTCCATTACACTTATGTTCTTGTTAAAACATGCACTTACAATAGCTTCTTCGTATGGCAATAAGTTTGTACTATTTTCTATTATTTTCGAAATAAATTTATCTGACGATACGCAACAAGATAAAATAAATGCAGATTTAACACTTATATAATTATTAACATACAAATACGAAAATACTTCATAATCTTCTTTATAAACAGCGTATAAAAATGGATTATTATCAGGATTTGGATCTCTAAGAAGAGATTTAAGATATTTCTTGTTAAGTGTACTAACATATTTAATATCTAATGTTCTCTTACTTTCAGTGGGAAGTAGTATAGGAGCAATAGGTGCGATAGCATTAGCGTTCATTACTCTTTCTTTATTCTTTTTTTATTAAGTCTTTATTAATTCTTTTTACATTTAATATTTTATTAGTCTTTATTAGTCTTTATTTACGGAGAGAGAGAGGGAGAGAGGGAGAGAGGGAGAGAGGGAGAGAGGGAGAGAGGGAGAGAGGGAGAGAGAGTATTTTTGTACTATCGTCT